TCAGGTGTTACACCAAGATGAAACGCTCATACGCAAGAACACAAAAATAATAAAATACTAAGATTTTTTGGAAAAACGGCTAAATTAACGCTATAATGTGAGCATAAGCCGTTTTTTGTTTCAAAAAGAAGCGAAAATCATGCGAAAGTGTTCCACGTGGAACATGAGCGGGCGATATAAGAAAGGAAGGGAATAAAAATGTGAAACAAGAGAATCAATATCGTTTATAAGAAAGTCGATGACTTAATTCATTACGAGAACAATCCGTGAAACAATGATGAAGCTGTTGACTCTTAGGCTTGCTGATAACAAAGTCGGAGAAATTGGCTAAAAAAGGCCTTAAATTAAATAAAAGCATCATGTGATGGTTTGAAAAGGAGAATGAGATGAAAATGACAAATAAGAACCTAAGTTTTAAAAGAATAGGTGCTTCAAGTGCTGCAAGTTGGGCTTGGGGAACATCTTTAATCATGGGACAACAAATAGCTCAAGAGAAAGGTATAATCGCATGGATTATATGGGCTGTTTGTAATACCTTAACGCTTGCATTATTTGGATGGCTATATAACAATAAAAAAATATGAAAATAAAAATATATTAGAACCTTTAGAAAATGTTAAATTTGTTGATAGAGATTTATTAAAACCAAATAATTACAACCCAAATAAAGTATCAGAACAAAATCTTGAATTATTAGTTCAGTCTATATTAGTAAATGGTTGGACTATGCCAATAGTTATAAGACCTGATTATACAATTATAGATGGTTTTCATAGATGGACTGTATCAGGTAGAGAGCCATTAAAAACATTATTAAAAAATAAAGTTCCAGTTGTTATTGTAGACCATAAAGATCATGCAGAAGATGTTTATGGAACTATTACACATAATAGAGCGAGGGGAACTCATTTATTAGAACCAATGAAAGCAATTGTGAAAGAATTATTAGATGAAGGAAAATCAACAAAAGAAATATGTAAGGAATTAGGAATGAAACCAGAAGAAGTATTTAGATTATCTGATTTCACAAGGGAAGATTTTTTAAAAATGATGATTAAGGATCAAAAGACTCATAATAAATCATATCAAATAAAAAATTTCAAGTAAAAAATTTATAGGAGGTGATAATATGGCAAAAATGACTTTAGCCGAACAAGCACAAGAAATTTTAAGAATTGCAGAAGAAAGTGGAGTACAAAGTAATTACTTTTTTATAACTACTTTCAAAAGATATCAAATGCAATTAGTTATGTTATATGAATTAGAAAAATCTATAAAAGATGATGGAATATTAGTTGAAAAAGAATATGTTAAAGGTAGAAAAAATTTATATTCTAGTCCAGCAGTAAAAGATTATAATGCAACAACAGATAGTGCAAATAGAACAGTAGCAACTCTTATGAAGATCATTAAAAATTATAATGTAAGTGATACAACCAAAGAAGAAGACCCGCTCATGAAGATTATTAATGGTGGTGACGATGATGGCAGTGACGAGTAGTAAGGCTTACGAATATTGCAAAAGCTCTATCAGGAAGAAAACAACTCCTAAATACGTCAAAAAGCAGATGCGAGATTGGATGCGAATTGCAGAAGGAAAAAACGCAAAGTACTTTGTATCTGAAAAAAAGGTTCAGCAGATTGAAAACATTCTGAAACTGCTTATCATGCCAAAAGGATTGAAAGCAGGACAGTCTATGTATAAGTGTGCCACTGGCTATCAGTGGTTGATCTATACAGCCATGCTATGCACTGTATATCGTGACAAGCCGAAAAAGCGAAGATATGAAACAGGGCTGTTGGAAATTTGCAGAAAAAATTTTAAAACGTACACAGTCGGAACAATCTTTATTATTCTGTTTTTGACAGAGCCAAGGTTCTCAAAGTTCTTTTCAGTTGCGCCAGATGGTGCATTGTCGAGGGAAATAAAAGAAGCAATCTCAGATACAATCAAAAGCAGTCCGCTTATATATGAGTACAAAGGAACGAAGCGTTTCAAGCTGTTAAGGGACTACATTAAGTTCAAGCCGAATGAAAACACGTTGATTCCGTTAGCGTACAGTAATAACCGTATGGACGGACGTATGCCGAATGCATTTATTGCAGATGAAGTTGGAGCATTGCCGAACGGTTATCCTGTTGAAGCCATGAGGTCTGGACAGCTTAACGTTGTTAACAAACTAGGGTTCGTTATCAGCACGAAATATCCGACAATCGACAATCCTTTCGAGGACGAGGTTGCATATGCCAAGAAGGTTCTTGATGGCATTGAGAAAGACGATACTATTTTTGCACTTCTATATGAGCCAGACAAATCAGACTGGGAAACAGACAATCTTGTTTTGAAACAGGCGAATCCTGCGTCATTGGAAATCCCTGAAATTTGGAATGATCTTGTAAAGAAAAGAGCAAGAGCCATTGCCATTGAGAACGAGCGAGAAAACTTTGTTACAAAGCACTGCAATATTATCTATCAAGGTCAGGGAACTGAAACATTCATTGATGTTAAAGATGTTCAGGCGTGCAAGGTTGCAGATATTGATTGGTCTGGAAGGGTTGTATATTTAGGCGTTGACCTTTCAGAATCAAACGATAATACATCTGTTGCCATGGTTTCTGTAGATGATGATGATAACATTCTTGCAGAAAGTTTTGCGTTCATTCCATCAGACAGAATCACAGAAAAGACCATATCAGAACGTGTGAACTATCAGGAACTATTGAAGAGTGGAAAGGTGATTGCGTGTGGTGACAGAGTTATTTCTTATGCGTTTGTTGAACAGTTCATATTGAGTCTTGAGAGCCGTTATAACGTGCAAATTCAGGCAATTGGATATGACAGGTGGAATGCATTGTCTACGGCACAAAAACTCGCAAATGAGGGATATAACACGGTTCAGATAAAGCAGTATTCAAGTGTCTTGCATTCTCCGACAAAGAGGATGAAAGAGGCAATCCTTACGCAGAAATTCAAATACACAGAGAACAAACTTCTTGAAATCAATTATCAGAATGCGAAATGTGCATATGACACAAACAAAAATATGTATGTCAACAAGAAAAAGAGCAACGGCAAAGTTGATATGGTTGTATCACTTATCAATGCGATTTACCTTCTTGAGCAGGATTATTTCTTGAATGAAGGTGACTTCACATTCCAGATGATTTAATTGCTAAAAACGTGCATTTATGCTAATATGTATGTGTAAAAATGTTTCAAATAGAAAATACTAACGAGGGGCGGTAACGAGAGTGGCACTATTTAAGAAAAGAATCAAGAACAAAATAAATCTTAACGATCAAAGTGTTCAGCTTGACGATGTGCTGTTGTCGGCATTGCTCAATAATGAGACCATCACAAGGGATAAGGCGCTGACACTTCCTGCCGTATCAGGTGCCGTGGATTTCATCAGCGGTTCGATTGCATCCATGCCTGTTAAACTGTACAAGTACAAGAACGGCAAGGTTGAAGAAGTGCAGAGAGACAGCCGTGTACGAATGTTGAACGGTGACACAGGAAACACGCTTGACGGTTTCCAGACAAAAAAAGCCATGGTCGAGGATTACTTACTCGGAAAGGGTGGATATTGTTATATCCAGAGAGACAGACAGAACAACGTAACGGCGCTGAAATATATTCCAGATATGAACGTTACCGTGTGGTCAAATTCAGACCCGATGAACCGTTTCGTGCAGTTCTATGTTGGCACAAATAAAATTTATCCATGGAACATGGTCAAGTTGTTGAGGAACACCAAAGATGGAGCAAGCGGAAAGGGATTGACGGAAGAAATATCTAAGGCTCTTGAAACAGCATACAGTACGTTGGTATATCAGCTTGGACTGGTTCAGACAGGCGGTAATAAAAAAGGATTCTTACAGGCAGAGCGCAGACTTGGACAGGAAGAAGTGGACAAGCTCAAAGAAGCATGGAAGAGGTTATACGCCAACAACACCGAATCCGTCATGGTTCTGAACAACGGCATCAAGTTTCAGGAGTCGTCAAATAGTTCAGTCGAAATGCAGTTGAATGAGAGCAAGAAGACTTTACAGGATGAAATAAATGGAGTATTCCATATTCACAGTGACTTCAACCTGACATTCAAGGAAGCAATATATCCGATTATTAAAGCATTTGAGACAGCTATAAACAGCACACTGCTGTTGGAGAAAGAAAAGAAAAACTTCTTCTTTGAGTTCGATACAAAAGAAATTGTGAAAGCAAGCATCAAGGAAAGGTTCGACGCTTACAAGGTTGCGAAAGAAACAGGACTTATGACTATCAATGAGTTGCGCCGAATGGAAAATCTCAATTATATTGAGGGTATGGACGTGATCAATGTTGGTCTTGGCGCAGTATTGTATGACACCAACACAGGAATATATTACACGCCAAACACTGGACAGGTGACAGGTGGAAATGAAGAAGAAGAAACGGCTGAGAAAGTTGAAGAAACTGAAAAGGGGGCAGATGATGAATTACAAGTACTTGAAGAATCTGACGAAAACAAGCGCTGATTTTTATGTTTATGGCGATATCGTTGATGAAAACGAACCTGACTGGTTTGGTGAAAAGTCAGAAACAGCAGTTGACACGAACACATTTAAGGCAGAGCTTGACAGTCTGACAGGAGTGACAGATTTTAATATCTACATCAACTCAGGCGGTGGCTCAGTGTTTGCAAGTTCCGCAATGGTAAGTATGCTGAAGAGATTCAGACAGAACACAGGAGCGAAGATTCATGCATATATTGATGGATTGTGTGCAAGTGCAGCAACGTATCTTGCCATGGTTGCAGATGATATGAATATTTACAAAAATTCTGTGCTGATGATTCATAAGCCAATGACGTTTGCATATGGAAATGCTAATGAGTTACAGCATAGCATTGACACATTGAATCTGATTGAAAGCGGAACGATGTTGCCAATGTATGAAGCAAAGGCAAAAGAAGGGATCACAGCAGAGAATATCGCAGAACTGGTTGGCAACGAAACATGGTTCTGTGGAAATCCTGATGATGATATGTACATCGGAAATTATTTCAATGTGAACGCATTGGACAGTGTGAAGGACGTACAGGCATGTGTAACGGACTTATTCAGAAATTACAAGCATGTGCCAGATGCATTAAGAAAGCCAAAACAGGTTAAAAAGCCTGTTGAGGATCGTGTGCTTGACTATTCAGCATACGAGAATATTATTAGTTCATTAAAGGAAAACGGAGGGGTGAATAAATGAACGTAAAAGAACTCATTGAAAATCGAAATTCAAAAGTCGCTCAGATGGAGAAATTGCTAACAACTGCAAAGGCAGAAAACAGATTACCATCTGAAAACGAAAAGAAGCAGTTTGCAAACCTTGAAAAAGAGGTAAAGGACATTGATGCAACTGTTGCTATGTATGATCAGATGGCAGAAATGAGCGTGAAGAAGGTGCCAAGCGCACCTGTTGAAATGACAAATGCAGAAAAAGATCACAAAGCATTCGAGAATGCAATTCGTGGCATTGTGAATACCGACACACCAACAATGCCAGCAGATGCAAAAACACTTATTCCGACAACTGTATGGAATGAAATCATTTCACAGGTTATCGAAATCTCACCTGTGTTCTCAATGGCAGACCGTTATAACATCACTGGCAATCTAGTATTACCAAAATATGATGCACAGAACAGTTCAATCGTGATGCAGTATGCAGATGAAGGAACTACAGCAGAATCTGGAAAGGTTGTTATCAGCCAGATCACTCTTGGTGGATTCCTTGCACGTTGCCTTGCAAAAATTTCAAAAAGCTTGATTAACAATTCCAACTTTGACATCATTGGCTTTGTTGAAGCAAAGATGGCACAGGCAATCGCACTGTATTTCGAACATGAGATTCTATTCGGTACAGATGGAAAGGTTGAAGGTCTGAAGGGCATTACATCAGATATGACTGTTACAACTGCCGCAGCCACAAAGATTACATCTGACGAGCTGATGGATGTGCAGGATAAGGTAATCGACAACTATCAGGCTAATTCTGTTTGGATCATGAATCGTGATACTCGAAATGCAATCAGAAAATTGAAGGATAATGACGGCGATTATTTATTGAATCGTGATTTTACAGCAAAGTGGGGCTATACACTTCTCAACAAGGATGTTTATTGTTCTGATGCGATGGACAAGATGCTTGCAGGAAAAACAGCAATTTATTATGGTGACTTCTCTGGTTTAGCTGTGAAGGTTTCCGAAAATGCTAATATGCAGGTATTGCAGGAAAGATATGCAGAAGAACATTTACTTGGAATTCTAGCTTTCGTTGAGTGGGATGCAAAAGTTGCAGATACTCAGAAACTTGCAAAACTTGTCATGAAGGATGCATAAATCATTAGAAAGAGGTGAGCAATATGAAAGCAAACAAGGTTAGTGATATTACAGAAGAAAACGTCGCAGATTATTTGAGACTGGACGAAGTAAATGACAGTGAAATAAATACATTGACCACGCTTATTTCTATTGCAACCTCATATATCAAGAGTTATACAGGACTTGACGATGCTAGCGTTGACAAATACCCTGAATTTGTGATTGTAGTGCTTATTTTCTGTCAGGACATGTGGGATAACCGAACAATGTATGTTGACAGTAAAGACTTGAACAACACGGTGCAGAGCATTCTCGCAATGCACAGTGTCAATCTGTTGTGAGGTGTGAACCATGTTAAATGCAGGGAAGTATTCAAAGCGTATCAAGATATATAAGACCGTCATTGTTACTGATGATGATGGCTTTCAGACAGAACAGAAAAATGTGATTCTTACACCATATGCATATGTGAGAACAACAAAAGGATTTACGCTGATTGCGAATAATTCTGATTTTGAGAAAGCATACACCAACTTCACAATTCGTTATCCGAAAACAAAAATCACAAGAGATATGCTGATTGATTTTCATGAAAAAACTTATTCCATTGAATATCTCAACAACGTTGATGAAAACAGCGTAGAATTAGAAATTCAGGCAAAGGAAGTGACTCACTGATGGCAAAGATTGTTTTTGATATTGATGACAGCGTGCTGAAGGATATATCTTATATTGACAAGCAGTTTGATCACATCTTTGGTGGTATGACACAAGCAGGCGCAGAGGTAGTTCACAAGAACGTTATTTCGGCACTTCCAGAGGCGCTGAAAAGTTCAGGCTTCACAAAAAACGTGAAGCTGTCACGTGTGTATAAAACTCCATCAGATGATGGTATCAACACGAAAGTTATGATCACTGGATATTTCAAAAACAGGGAAGGCAAGAAGACTCCTGCACCACTTGTTGCTAATATGTTCGAGTATGGCAGTGATAAAAGGAGATATCCAAAGCATCCATTTTTCCGAAAGTCTTTCAAAAAGTCACAAATCATGAAAGCAATGGAAGAAGCGCAGAAGAAGTTGAGCGGGGGACTGTTAGATGAATAGCCTCATTGAAAAAACATTGAGTGGTTTCACGGTCAACGGCAAAAAAATTCCAGTCAAGTTCTTACGATACAACGGAAGTTCAGAAACATACATCACTTACATGATGACAGATGCGGACAGTGTGCTGCATGGTGATGATGAACTGCTGAACTACGTTGAATATTATGATTTTGATATTTACTCAAAAGGCAATTACAAGCCGATTATCAAGGCGTTAAAAGGATTGCTTAAAGCTGTCGGGTTTATGTGGGAACCTGACCGTTCATCCGAAGATATGTATGAGGACGATACGAAGTATTACCACAAGACATTATGTTTTTCAATCGAAAGGAGCGAATAATGGCTAAGATCGGGTTAAATAACTTCCGATATTCAAAACTTACGGAATCGGAAGAAGGTACAGCAACATATGATGGCGCGAAAAAGCCAGCCAAGGCTATTTCGTGTAAGGTGGATATCACCAACAATGATGCGGCTTTGTATGCCGATGATGTATTGGCAGAAAGTGATACATCTTTCCAAAAGGGCTCTGTAACAATAGAAATCGACAATGAAGATGTGCAGACAATGGCAGACCTTCTAGGACATAAGGTGTCTTCAGAAGGTTCAGAACTTGTCAGAAATGCAAACGATGTTGCGCCATATGTTGGTTTCGGAAGAATCGTTACAAAGATGGTGAACGGAGCTTACAAGTACACAGTAGAATTCTTGTGCAAAGTTAAGTTCTCAGAGCCATCACAGGATGATTCTACAAAGGGCGAAAGTGTATCATTCAGCACAACTGAACTTGCAGGAACTGTTGCAACATTGGCTGATGGCACATGGTCAAAGTCAGAGACGTTTGATACAAAGACTGAAGCTGTCACATATCTTGAAGGACTGATGGCAAAGGCTTAAGTCTAAAAAGAATATTAAAGACAGGGATAGTCCCTGTCTTATTTTTTTAGGAGGGTAAACATGAAGGAAGTATCAAAGACACTTGAATACAAAGACAAGAAATACAAACTAGTTTTCAATCTTAATGTGATGGAAGTTATTCAAGATAAGTACAGAACACTTGAAAACTGGGGCAAACTCACAGATGGTGCAAAAAACAATGGCGAGCCAAACGCAAAGGCTGTTATCTTTGGAATCACGGCAATGCTGAATGAAGGAATTGACATTGACAATGAGGAAAATGGCACGAGTGAAAAGATGCTTACTAACAAGCAGGTCGGCAGAATGATCACGGAAATTGGCTTGAAATCATCCGCACAGTTAATGAATGGTGTTGTCGTTGACAGCACTAAGAGTGCCGAAAAAAACGCATAATACCCGATGAAGATGAACCAGAGCCAATAGACTTTACATGGTTCTACTTTATCGGGCGTAACAAACTCGGTTTTACATTCCATGAGGTTGGCAGATTGACAATGACAACTTTCAACCTGTTCTATAAGCATTACAAAAACGATTTTGACTTCGAGTTGATGCTTGAAAAGACAGGAACAACATACGCAAAAGCATATGAAAAATCACAACATGAAGATGATTGGTTTTAAGGGGGTGAGTGCATGGCATTAGGTGGAACAATCAAGCTACAAGGCGAGAGCGAATATAGACGAGCATTGAAACAGATTACACAGAACTTGCGAGAAGTTTCTTCTGAAATGAAGATCGTCACAAGTACATACGACAAGAACGACACAAGCACCGACGCATTGACTGCCAAGAGTGACGTGCTGAACAAGCGACTTGAAGAGCAGAAATCAAAGCTGAAGTTAGTGTCTGACCAGTACAAACAGTATCAGGATGCTGTTAAAAAGTCAGCAGACGAGCATACACAACTAGGCGAAAAGTTGGAAAATGCAAAGGGAAAGCTCGCAAGCATCGAAGCGCAGTCTGGTAAAAACACCAAGGAATATGAAGAACAGAAAAGGGTTGTTGATGAACTTCAAAAGCAGTATGACGAAAGCACAACGGCTCAGGACAACAACAAGAAATCACTATCACAGCTTGCAGTGCAGATGAACAATGCAAAAGCCGATGTTATCAAGACAACAAAAGAGATTGACAATCTCGGCAAAGAATCTGATGGTAGTACAAAACAGGTTGATGAACTGTCGAAGAAGATGGGCGACGCTGATGGTGCATCAAAAAACCTTAACGATGGTTTTACAGTACTTAAAGGTACGATGGCTAATCTTGCATCACAGGCAATCAGCAAGATTGTTGATGGATTCAAGGGACTTGTAGATGGTGCGGTTGACTATCAGAAGTCCATGGAGTATTACACAACATCATTTACGGTCATGACAGGTTCAGCAGATAAGGCAAGCGAGACGGTTAAGAAACTTTCTGACATTGGAGCAACAACGCCATTTGATATGCCACAGTTAGCAGATGCAACATCATTGCTGATGAACTTTGGCTTTAATGCTGATGATGCTGTCGGCAGTATGATGATGCTTGGTGATATTTCTCAGGGTAATGCAGACAAGCTGGATTCCATTACGAGAGCGTATGGGAAAATGAGTTCGGCGCAGAAAGTATCGCTTGAAGACATAAACATGATGATTGATGCAGGATTCAACCCGTTACAGGAAATCTCAGAACATACTGGAGAAAGCATGTCAAGCCTTTATGACAGAATATCAAAGGGCAAAATGTCAGTTGATGAGATCACGGAGTCTATGAAGCGTTCAACGTCTGAAGGTGGCAAATATTTTAAGTCAATGGATGCACAGTCTCAGAATTTGGATGGCAGACTTTCTACATTGAGTGATACTATCAATTCAAAACTTGGCGAAGCATTACAGCCGATTCTGAAAAAAGCCTCTGATGAATGGATTCCAAACATCACAAATGCAATCGACAATATGGATATTGATTCTGTCGTTTCTGTTATTGATGATATCATTTCTGGTGTTGGTGATTTATTCGGATTCATTATGGACAATGGCGATACAATCATTTCACTTGTTGCAGGAATCGGTACAGCAATGATGACGTGGAAGGTAGCAAGCATGATTAACGGCGTGGTTGGAGCAGTTAAAGCATTTCAGGTTGCTAATGAGGGTGCATCTGTTGCACAGGCATTATTGAATGGTGTCATGAATGCCAACCCAATCATGTTGGTTGCAACGTTGCTTGCAGGACTGATAGCAACAATCGTCACATTGTGGAACACAAACGAGAATTTCCGCAATGCTGTTATAAGTGTGTGGAATGCATTCAAGGACACTGTCGGAAATGCGATTAAATCGGTAGGTGGATTCATAGGCAACCTCATATCGTGGTTTCAGGCTCTTCCTGGGCGTATTGGTGCATTCCTTGGTGAAGTTATAGGCAATGTACAGAATTGGGCTTCTAACATGGTTTCTAGGGCTTCTGAAGCAGGTTCTAACTTTGTTGGCAGGGTTGTATCATTCATCCGTGGTCTTCCGTCTGCTGTATGGAATTGGCTGTCAAGTACATTGAATAACGCATGGAACTTCGCAGGACAGTTGGCACGAGCGGGTGCAAATGCCGCATCTGGACTTGTAAATAACATTGTCGGGAAAATCAGAAGTCTTCCAGGGCAGTTGTATAATTGGGGTGTTGATATGGTTCAAGGTATCGCAAACGGTATCAGGAGTGCAATCCATAAAGTCACAAGTGCAGTCAGAGATCTTGCAAACAAAATCAAGTCGTTCCTTCATTTCTCAAGACCTGATGAAGGCCCATTGGCTGAGTATGAAAGTTGGATGCCTGACATGGTTGATGGATTGAGCGATTCTTTAAGAAAGGCAAGTCCAGAACTTATCAGTCAGACAGAAGCATTGGCGAGTGGAATGTCTGACGCATTCAATGCTAATGGTGGTATTTCAGCAAGTGGTGGAAGAAGCTACGATTCTATGGTTGCGGCATTCAAGGATGCTTTGTCACAGGTCAAAATTGAAATGGACGATGAAGAAATGGGTCATTTCGTTGATAAAACCGTTACAAAGCTTATTTATACTTAAGGCGGTGAAAATATGAGAAATTATGTTATTCAAAATGGAAAAGACAGCCGATATTTAAAAGGATTGCTGATACAGGAATTGCCACCGATTACAAAGCCATTGATGCGTACAAGCATTGAGCAGATAGACGGGCGTGACGGTGATGTGATCACAAGGCTTGGATATTCAGCTTATGACAAAAAAATGAAAATCGGTCTGTTCGGCGACTATGATATTGATGATATTATTACGTTTTTTAATTCAAGCGGAACGGTCACGTTTTCAAATGAGCCAGAAAAATACTACGTGTACGATATTCTTGATGCGATTGATTACGAACGACTTATGAGGTTCAGAACGGCTGAGATCACGTATCATGTACAGCCATTCAAATACAGCAGTATCGAGAAACTGAAGGTGTTCAGCAATCCGACAAGTGCTATCACAGTAAGAAATAACGGCAATTATGTATCAAAGCCAGTTATTCATATCAAAGGAGCAGGGATTATCAATCTGTCATTGAATGGCGTGCAGTTGTTCCGTATTGACTTGAGTACGACAAATTCCATCACAATAGACACGGGAAGGCTTGAAGCGTACAATGATGATGTACTGATGAACCGATACGTTGTCGGCGATTATGACAAGTTTGTTCTTAAAGTTGGAGCTAACTCCGTGTCATGGGATGAAGCATTGACATATATTGCGTTTGAAAAGAATTCGAGGTGGATATAATGAAAACAAATTTTGAAATGATCAGGGGTGACACGTTGAGCTTTGCTTTTGAAGTTGAGTTTGACGAAGCACCGCAGAAATTAGAAAAGGCAGATTTTACATGCAAAACGAATTTTGACGATGATGATGTAGTGTTTCATAAGGAATTAGAAAATGGAATCAACTTTTCAAAACAGGACGGAACAAAGCTGTATTACATTGTTCGTATTGCACCAGAGGACACAAAAAATCTTGAGAAAGGAATGTATTATTATGACTTGCAAATCGAACTAAATGGGGATGTATTTACCATTCTCAATGGGGCGCTTAAAATAGAAAGTGATGTGACAAGATGAGCAAATATTATAGAGTGAAAACATTGATGCTGAAAGGCCAGAAAGGCGATACAGGGTACGGTATTTCAAATGTTAAGATGAATGATGATTATACTTTAACTATCACAATAGAAAACGGGATGCATTTCAATACACCGCCAATCCGTGGAGAAAAAGGCGAGCGAGGTGCTTGCATTAGGTCTGCTGAACGGCGTGACGACTACTCACTACTGTTTACTCTTGATAATGGCGAAACAATTGAGACTACAGCAATTCTCGGCAAAGAATTTGAAAATATCCGCACATTAGAAGCATCTGCAACCAGTGCAAGTAAGATTGCAACTAGTGCTAGTACAAGTGCAAGTGCATCAGCACAGAGTGCAAGCCAAGCATCAATTTCTGCAAGCGAAAGTGCAAGCAATGCAAGTACAAGCGCAAGTGCATCAGCACAGTCAGCAAAAAATGCAAGTCAGAGTGCTACAAATGCACAAGAGAGTGCAATCAGTGCAAGTACAAGTGCAGATACTGCAACATCTAAGGCTACAGAAGCAAGTACATCAGCTACAAAAGCAAAAGAATCTGAGACGAATGCAAAATCATCAGAAACAAATGCATCTAACAGTGCGAAAGAAGCTGAAGCAAGTGCAGTAAATGCTAAAGCATCTGAAACTAAAGCCGAGGAATATGCCAACAATTTACAAAATTCAACTGAAGCCATTAGTCAACTAAAGGAAGATTTAGTTGCAAACTCAAAAGAAGATGCTAAAACTAAACGTAGTTTATCGGCGTTGTGGGCTTTGAATAATGGTATCTCTTATAGATTTGAAACGGACACAGAAAAAGCCTATCAAAAGGAAGTTCCGAGTGGTGCTAAGTTAGGTGCAGTAAACAAGATTTGTGGAAGAACGATTGTATATAACCAATTATTTACAACTGAAAATTATGATAGTGATAGTTTAAAAATCACATATGCAGACAACGTTATTACAATAAATGGTTCTACAAGTAACAATTGGATCAATTTTAGCCCACTAGATGAAAATTCAAATATTATCGCTAAGTTTTATATTAAAATGACCATTATAAAGAATGATGACAAGTTATCATTTAACTACGGTTGGTTAAATAGAAGTTGCTATACTGATTCAATATCCACAGGAAGTTCGTCAGCCATATATAATCAAACAACTAGCCAGTTAGAAAAAGAACCGTCAACAGGTATTTCATGGGATGGTTCATTGGGTAGCGTAACGTTCAATGACGTTAAAATCCAAATAATCGTTGTTAACCTAACAAAGATGTTCGGAGAAGGCAACGAGCCTTCAACTCCAGAAGAATTTGAAGCAATGTTTCCAAATGATTATTATCCTTACAATGAAGGAACGCTTATGAGTATGAGCGTAAACGAGGTTGTTGAAAAAGGTAGAAATTTATTCGATTGTTACGGATTCTCTGCCAAGGGTATGACAAGTTTAAATGATGAAAGAGTACTTGCCAATAGTTATGGAACGACAATTTCCACAACTGAGCCAACAAACAAGATTGTTGTAGTGCAGACACAAGCACCTAACAGTTATAAAACTTCTGCTGATAACGGATATTTCTGCACAGGTGTAAAAGATATGAAGCCGTCAAAAAGTTATGTATTCTCATTTGATTTCACGCCTACAAAGAAACTTATTGCAGATGGTCAACTTTCATTTCTTGTAAACGGAAGACTTTCTCAAGGTACTATCACTGTAGGCGAATTAAATGTTAAGAAAAGGCTTTCTATCCAAATTGATTACAGTGTAGTAGATAACAGACAATATTTAGAGGTTCGATTAGGTGGCATGAGTGGTATTTTTGAGAATTTCCAATTAGACGAAGGGAGCACGGCTACATCATACACACCATATCACGAAAGCACATTTCCAATACCACAAGCAATCCAAAATTTAGACGGTTACGGTTGGGGCGTTAACAACGTGTACAACTATGTCGATTATGAAAACAAGAAGTTTTATAAGTACGTCAATAGGGTTGATTTAGGTACATTTAATTTCACTTATGTAACTTATGGAAATGATAACCGATTTTACCTTTTCAGAATTTCACTTCCAAACGGCATGGAAAAAGATGATAATGCATACTTACACACTAACAATTTACTATGCAGTAAATATACGGATGCGCCATGGGAGACTATATGGGCGAGTGGAACTGATAAAACAATAACACGAACTAGTAGCACAATTAACATAACAGATTCATCATTTAGTGACGCAGAAAAATTTAAGCAGTCACTACAAGGCGTTTACCTTTATTATGAACTAGCAGAACCTGTTGTTACTGATATATCAGATATTATCGGAGATACATTCCAAGAACCTTTTAATGTTGAGAGTGGGGGTTCTTTGACTTTTAAGAACACAAATGGAGACGGCTACCAACTTGCAGTTTCAAGCGATATTCAGTACGTTGTATCACTGAAAGAGGTGACATCATAATGACAGATTTACAAATTAAAATGATGGAAAAATTAGGTTTGTCAAAAGAGGACTTTGAACCTATCAACAAGGAAGAATTACTTGAAGAAGCATATTTGAAATGTGAATATAATTCTATTTTAATCGAACAACTAATGGGGTAATAAATATGATTTACAGACTAATGAAAAATAAGATTAAACGCGAAGGTTTGACAGAAGAAAACAAGAATTTATTAGATGTATACCTTTTGGGTAAAAGGATTACACAATCACAGTACGAAGAATTAATGCGATTAGCAAATTAAAAAGGATCACTGAAGGACAGAAAGAGATGTGATAAAATGAGCGAATATTTCATAAAACCAATCGTAAAAACATTGATGCTTAAAGGTCAGGAAGGGCAGAGCATCAAGGAAATCAAAAAAACTAGCACAAGCGGGCTGACTGATACTTACGAAATATCACTTACTGATGGGACTAAAAAACCATTTACAGTAAGCAACGGCAAAGGCATTGTATCAATTGCGAAGACATCAACAATCGGATTATTAGATATATACACGATTACATATAATGATGGAACAACATCAACATTTAATGTAAAGAACGGTGACATTGCAGACCTACTTGACAGGACTTATCCAGTTGGCTCTATTTATATGAGCGTAAATAGTACGGAACCATCAACATTGTTTGGCGGTACGTGGGAAAGGCTGGGAGGACGTTTTCTAATTGGTGCAGGAACAAATACGGAGATAAATTCTAATGGAGAATATGGCGATCTTGGGCGTGGAGACCCAACCTTTGCAGGCGGTGAAACAGGTGGTCAATACTATCATCAATTAACCATTGACGAAATGCCTAAACATACACATAATATTAAATCATCTTCAACTGATGGTGATGATAAAAAAACTTGGGTTTTGAAAGACCACATGCCTAACACGAGTCTGGAAAGACTACCATGGCAATGGGGTGGAAAAGCTGTTTCATATGAAGGCAGTGGAAATAAACATAACAATATGCCACCATATTTAGCTGTTTACATGTGGAAAAGAACGGCATAAAGATATAACATGGCAAGAAAGGAGGTTTAAAGGTGATTAGAGTATTTTCTCCTACAGATAAGACATTTACATCAAATGGTGATGCGGTTATCCGACCATTCAAGGCAAAAGTACATAAAGAGGACAACGGAAAATTCTATCTGAATATTGAGGCAGACATATCATATGTTGACATTCTGACAGCAAATAGAATCATCGTTGCAGATACGCCACAGGGCTCACAGGCATTTCGCATTAAAAATCCAGAAAAGACAAAACACAAGATCACGTTCAAGGCACAGCATATATCGTATGATGCTCAAAACTATGTGATCGCAGACAGTTATGTTGTTGATAAGAATTGCAATGATGCAATGAACCATCTGAACAGGGCTACAGACAATCCTAGCCCGTTTCAGGTGATGTCTGATATTACCATGGTAGATTCATATAGATGTGTTAGAACATCGCTGTATGACGCTTTTAGCACGGTTTTGGAGCGTTGGGGCGGGCACTTTGTACGTGACAATTACAGGTTCGGTATCATGAGTACTATCGGGCGTGATAACGGGGTTACAGTACGATACAAAAAGAATCTGAAGGAAATGACATGCACGGCAAACTGGGATAATGTTGTGACAAAACTTATGCCAGTTGGAAAAGACGGCTTGATGTTGGATGAAGTCTACCTTTACAGCAAGACACAGTACGATATTCCATTTACAAAAGTCGTGTCTTTCAATCAAAATGTTGACCAAGACCTTTACAAAGATGCTGACGGCAATCTTGATGAAGTGGCATACAATAACGCACTGATTGAGGATTTAAGGAAGCAGGGGCAGGCATATGTTGATGAAAATTGCACGCCAAAAGTGAATTACACCTTAAAAGCAAACGTTGAAAAGCTGACTGATATAGGCGATACAATCGAAGTTATTGACGAACCAATGGGTGTGGATATCGTGACACATGTTATTTCGTATGAGTATGATTGCATTCTGGGAAAGTATACGGAACTTGAATTTGGGAATTTTCAGCAGAAAGTTTCCGACCTTATGGGAACAGTAAGCTCAACAATTCAGCAGATTGTGGAACAAAACAATGCAAACTTACAGGTGGTATTCTCAGATGCAATTCAGCAGGCACAGGAATCAATACTTGGTATGATTGACAGTTCGTATGTGGTTTATGAAGGTGACAAGATTCTGGTTGTTGATGCATTACCAAAAGAAGAAGCTCACCACGTTATTATGATTAATAGCGGTGGTATTGCATTTTCAAGCACTGGAATCAATGGAACATTCGAGAGTGCATGGACGATTGATAATGTGCTAAATATGCAACATATAAATGTGATTAATCTTGTTGCTGACATGATAAAAGGTGGAACTTTAAAACTTGGCTCTAACCTTAACCAGAACGGACAGATTGAGGTATATGATGAAGCGAATAATCTGATTGCAAAACTAGACAAAAACGGGCTGATTATGTATGGGCTTGACGGCTCATATCTGGTAGTCAATAATTCAGTTGGTTTTGCAGGATATGACCGCACAGGAGCAAAGACATTCTGGGTTTCAGGTGACGAGTTCCACCAGAAAAAATCTGTAATCGAGGAAGAGATCACGTTATGCAACAAGGCAAGATTTATTCCGATAACTGTTAAAGATGGCGATACTGTTACAAATGACGGCATCGGTATAGTAGGGGTATGATATGGCTACATCAGGAACATTCAAAACATCAGCATACGAAGGTGCGTGCTTGCAGTTCGACTGGATGTTAAAAAATCAGAGTGTCGCTAACAATCAATCCGTCATTTTATGGACGTTGAAGGGTGCAGGGATTAAGTCGGGTTATTGGTACATGGCAGGTCCTTTCAAGTGCGTTATAAATGGGACTACAGTTTATCAGTCAAACACAAGGATTAAATTATACACTGGAACGGTTGTGGCATCTGGAGAGCTTGCAATCGGTCATGATACCAACGGTTCAAAGAGTTTTTCAGCATATGCAGAATGTGCAATTTATACAACGGCGGTGAACTGTAAAGGTTCTGGAAGTTGGAGCCTTCCAGACATTGGCAGAGCATCAAAGCCAAGCTTAAACACATGGCCGAACAATTCTCCAAACTTTAATATTGGCGATACTATTGCTGTACACATGAACCGAAAATCATCAGTATTTACGCATACAGTGGTGCTGAAGTTGGGTTCATACAGTTATACAATCGGAACAGGTGTTACGGATAATATTTCACTTGATACAGACAGGATTGCATCGAATCTTTATGCACAAATGCCAAACAGCAATGAAATGACAGGCGAAATTGAGGTCACAACGTACAGTGGCAGTGCGGTTATAGGTACGTCAAGCTGTACAATCATTGCGCACGTTGTAAATTCTAATCCAACATTTAATGTTGAATATGAGGATTCAAATTCTAAAACGGTTGCAATCACAGAAAACAATCAGTACATTATCAGGAATAACTCGACATTAAAAATCAGCGTAAGCAATGCGCAGGCATTAAACAGTGCCACATTGAAATCAATTACTGCCGTAGTAAATGGAAATGCTTATACAGGCACTTTAAGTGGCTCTACAGGCACAATCAATGTCGGTGTGGTAAATGTATCACACGACACTGAAGTGACCGTTAAAATCGTTGATTCAAGGGGAAATGCGGGGCAGAAAGAGATCACGGTGCTTGTGTATGATTGGGCATTACCAAGTGCAATTATCAAGCTGAACCGAAAGAGCAACTATTATTCAGAAACCATCTTAAATGTAAATGCAAACTATGCGTCAATCGGTGGGAAAAATGAGGTAACGATTAAGTACCGCACAAAGAAGGTTGCAAACAGCACATTCAGCACTTACACGACAATTCAGAATAATGTTGATGCAAACTTTACAGCTGATAATTCGTATGAGTGGAATGTTCAGGTTGAGGTTTCCGACAGAATAGGAAAAACAACATACAATCTGATTCTTCCAAAGGGAATCCCGATTACGTACACGGACATCAAGAAATACAGCTTCGGCGTGAATTGTTTCCCAAAGCACAATAACAGTCTTGAAGTGAATGGCGTTTGCATTAGCGGTCAGGTTCTTTACAGCAGTACAAATGGAACAGCAGGAACTGTCACATTATCAGACAGTGCGGAAAATTATACTTATCTTGAAATCTTTTATAGATCATCAGGTGATAATGCTTGCGGAAGTGTTAAGGTATTCAGTCCAAATGGAAAACTTGTGCATTTAGGTACGATTCACTATATTGCAGATTATGACTATGAAAAGTTTGCTCTTGTGAATGTGGCGGGGTCAATGATCACATTCAGTCAGAATTACCAGATTATTCTTAAAAGCAACGGATCAACATATTCAGCAGAAAATGCGATTTTTATAACCAGAGTGGTTGGATATTAAATGAAATCATGATATACTATGAGTGCAGTGTTTTCATGTTCACTGCATTCCTTTCTCAGCTTGTCGGAGGTATTCGGCGGGCTGTTTTTTTTATTTGCAAAATTCTATACTAACTTGTCATAGCCTACAGGTTAGTATATGTTAGTAAAGAAAAAATCACCGTTGCATTCGGTGATTGATTGATGTATATTATAGATGTAATTTCGTTGAAATTGGTCATAAATTCTCCTAGTAAAGGGCAGGCAGAAATGTCTGCTTTTTACTTGAAGAAAACTTCTATTTTGTCAGGTGAAACATGGACAGAATCAAGGACATTGCGCCATAGCGTGCGCTTGTTCTCACGTGTGAGGTTCTCATATATTGAACGCCAACCGCTGTTCAAAAATTGGTTAAGATGATCAGTACTTTGAGGTTTGAAAGATTCAAGCCTTTTTATTTTGTCTTCCGTTTCAGCGTACAGACGTTCATAGGTACTTACAGGCATACGTTTTTTAATAAAAATGTAGTTCAAGTTATCAAGCTCTTTTCTTAGCTCTTTTAATTCCTTTTCAGTTGTGTTTTTTGTTTCAGAAGTAACGCTTGATATTGTGGCTATATGATCTTTAAGCAGGTTATCCAGATTAGACAAAAGATATTTTTCCGTTGCAAGTTCCGCATAGTGTTTTTTGTGGCTGCACGTATGCACCGAGTGGGCATTGTTGCATCTATAGTAATAATATCGCTTGCCACCTTTTGGATGGCTCACTCCAACCAGTTTAGAACGGCATTCTGGGCATCTTAAAAGTCCAGTGAATAAATATGTATGTCGTTGTATTCCCGTGCGTATATTGGCTTGTAATGCTGTCTGAACGGCATTGTATGTGTCTTTCGTGATGTATGGTTCAGCGTAGTTGGAGTTTCCACGGTATGATCCTGCATAAAATTCATTCTTTAAAATGTGCATGTATGACATGTAAGGTCGAGACAGTCCGTATTTCTGGTTGACGTATTCGACAGTGTAATGGACTGATTGATGCAGGAGAAATGATTCGAAAATGTCTTTCACGATTGGTGCCTTTGAATTGTCAATCACAATGCGTTTATTGCCGTTTTCCGTGACAATCCTGTAGCCGAAAGGAACATTACCAGTGATAGGTTGACCTTGGGCAATCTTGTATTCAAATACGGCTTTGATGCGTTCAGAGCCTTTTTTTAATTCATGTTCTGCAAGATTGACTTTCAGGTTGAACATAAACAATCCGTTCGCAGTGGACGTGTTTATATCATCCTCACAAATGGAAATCATGGCGACATTGTTCTGTTGAAGAAGTTCAAGCATTTTATTAGCTTCAAGGACGTTACGTGACAGGCGGTCAAGGCGTGTGAAAGCTATGGCATCCAGATTACGAAGATTTGACAGCATGGATTGCAGTTGTGGGCGCTTCATGGTGCTTGCTGAGTAGCCTTCGTCTACATAAATATGTTGAAGGATATGATCATTGTCGTTGCACCATTGCGTTATTTCTTCGGTCTGTGCCTGTATTGAGTAGCCATATTTCTTTTGTTCGTCAGTGGAAACACGAGCATATCCTGCCACTCGCAGTTTTTTTCTCATAAAAAATCCCTCCGATTGATTGAAAATAAAAAAAGCAGTCCATACTAGCCATTGAAAGGCGGTGAGCATATGGACGCTGAAAGTTTCTATTCTTTGCTGTTTAATCTTTATGCTGAACAGGAAGATCTCAAAATTGAGTATGAGTTAGACAACTCTTTTTTTTCGACAGATGGTTTCAATCAGAAACATTCTTGCTGTCTAGGTACAACTTCATTATCTTCAGATACAGTTCATCCTTCTCAGGTTCAGGAAGATCGTGAAACAGAGACTCGATACGCAGTGTGAGGTCTGTCGCTTCATCATAGCTTGACGTATCAATTCCAAAGTAAGATATATCAATTCCGTAAACCTCGCAAAAACGTTTCAAAGTTGAAAGGGTTAAAGACCGCTTTCCAGACTCAATATTTGATATGGCAGGTCTTGAAAGCCCGACAAGTTCAGCAAGCTCAGACTGTTTAAGGTCACGTGAGGTACGTAGTTCTTTGAGTTTCCTTCCTATTGATTTATTGTTGATCATTATTATTTACACCACCTAAAAAAGTTTATATTTCGATGATAACACAACGTAGCTATTTGAAACAATAAAAAATAATCATCATTTGATGAAAAGTAGTTGCAATTTGATTACAAGGGTTTATAATGTAATGCATGAAAGGGGGCACGAAATGAAAAGAGCAGAATTGAAAGCATTCAGAATTTCAAAGGGTTATACTCAGAAGGATGTTGCAGAAATGCTTGGAATATCAACGAGCCATTATGCTTGTATTGAGCAAGGAACGCATAATCCTTCTACAGAGCTTGTCAAAGTGTTCTGCAAAGTGTTTGGATATGAATATGCAAATTTGATAATTGGGAGCTGAAAAAATGTTAGATATCGTAGCAGAAATCGTAAAAAGAGGGCAAGCAGAAGAATTAAGAAAAATTATTGAACAGTATGAAATTGATGTTTCAAAAAGAAAGGAAAACAAGAAAAATGAAAGGATTTGAAAACATTACACCAGAAATCGCAACAGATTTAATTGAGTTGGTAAATCAGTTAAGAGGACTTGAAAAGTCAGCACAGGTCAACTATTCTGTGCAAAATCGAAAAACAGGGGAATGGATGCGCAAAGCATTTGATTATGTACCACTAGACAACATTTTAAACAAGATAAAGGAAAATAAGAATTTTGCAATGCTCCAACCTATTGGCATTGACGAAAACGGAGTGTGTGGAGTTAAGTGTATTCTAGTACACAAGAGCGGTCACGTATTTGAAACAAGTACTTATCCGTTTGCAGTAAAGGAAGGTGCTAAAATACAGGACGAGGGCGCAGAGATCACATACCGCAAGCGTTATTCATTGGGCGCATTCCTTGGCATGGCAACAGAGGAAGATACTGATGGCAATGATAACGAAGCAACTAACAGCACGGAACGCAAGGCATCACCAAGACAAATCGTATTATTGAGCAAGATCTATACAGGTGAGAATCTTGAAAAGCTGTTAAGGATGAACAATATTGAAAAGTTGGAAGATATGCCGATGTCGAAGGCAAGTGAGTTGATCAGTAAGAACATGAAGCATAGAAAGGTGGACAGTCATGAGTAAAATTGAACAATTTGTAGTATGCCAGCACACTGGCAATAGTAAAAAATACCTGTTTTATTCACCTGTTTATTCCAATATTGAGGAAGGTGACGAGGTTCTGGTTGATACGCAATTCGGAGAAAAAAAGGCAACCGTGCTTGCAGTTTGCATGTCATGTGGTGAGGATGTGAAAAGAGCATTGCGTGTTCTTGCAGGTGCAGAAGACGAGCCAATCAAAAGAGTTATCGGCAAATATAATTTTGTTAAATTTGACTACAGCGAGGATGAAAACAATGAATAATATTATTGAAAGAACAGGCTCAGACGTTACTTTTTCTGAAGAAGTCTGTGAGAAAATCATCAGCCTTGAGAAACAGGCGAAAGAGATTAAGAAACAGCAGGACAGCATGAAGAAAGAAATTCTTGATGCTATGCAGAAGTACGGCGTATTGAAGCTCGACAACGAGTTTCTGAAGATTGCATTCATTCCAGAGCATGACACAGAAAAGTTTAACGTCAAGACTTTTAAGGAAGAGAATCCTGACGTATACGACTTGTACGCAAAAATCTCAAAAGTAAAACCATCCATCCGCATCACGGTGAAATGATGGAGACATTCAGCATTAAAGGCGGTACGCTTGAATATTTCGATGATACTCATACATATCTGTATGAGGGGCTTATGTTGCCAAGTGTCACGCAAATTCTTAGTGTGCGATATAAAAACGACTATGCAAGTGTACCACCTGCCGTGTTGAATAATGCGTCAAAAAGAGGCACGGCAGTACATAAGGCAATCGAGAACTTTAATGTTTCGGGCTGTGATGATGGAAGCGAAGCAGTGCGAAACTTTAAGTTTTTGCAGAAGCAATATGGATTCGAGGTTCTGGACAGCGAGTTGCCGATTGTGATTTTCAAGGATGATATGCCGATTGCGTGTGGCAGACTTGACATGACGATGTTGATTGACGGGCAGACAGGAATTGCGGATATTAAAACCGTCAGCGCATTGAATAAGGAAAAGATCGCATATCAGCTGAACTTATACAGAATCGGATTGATGCAAAGCTACGGAGTTGATGCAAAATTCTTGAAGATCATACATCTCAGGGATGGCATCAGGAAAGTTATTGACAGCCCTGTAAACGATGGCATGGCATGGGAATTAATAGAAGAATTTTTGAATGAAAAACGATGAAATATGAGGAGAAAAAAATATGAATAAAAGGTGTAATGAACGAGTTGAAAATGTAGATTTTGAAAAGTTAAGAAAATGTTTAAAAAATCACGGAATCAAGCAATCAGAATTATCTATAGTGTGCGGATATAATCGAAGCTATGTCAGCAAACACGTATTACGCGACCATAGCCTGAACAAACACGTTAGTAATGTATTGACTAATGCTTATAAGATTGATCCTAGCGAGTATATGAATACACAGTTAAAAGGAGTAACCAACACAGCGGATGAAATGGTTGATGGGAAACTTTTAAAAAGATTGGCGCTAAAATCCATAGAAGAGAATATCTCTGTTCAGGATTTTGTGTTTAAATGCATCATCGAAGGACTTGGCGACAAAATTTCGGAGGAAAAGAAATGAATACATGTGTACTTATTGGACGTACTACAAGGGACATTGAACTAAGAAGGACAGGCAATGGAACGGCTGTTGCAAGTTTCACACTTGCAGTCAACAGGGACTTCAAGACAAATGACGGGCAGGAAGCAGATTTCATTCAGTGCGTGGCATGGAAAAAGACGGCTGAACTTTTAGAGCAGTACGTTCATAAAGGAAATAGAATTGCAGTTAATGGCTCTATCAGAACAAGGAATTATGAAGATACTCATGGGAGAACAGTGTATGTTACAGAAGTGTTGGTTAATCATGTTGAGTTCCTAGAAACTAAGAACCGTGAAATGCCATCTGATAGCCCTAGTGTTCAAAATAATAGCAATCCTTATAATGGCTTGGGGAATCCAGGATACGGATACGATATAGATTCGTCTGATTTACCATTCTAGGTTGTAATGGCATGATAGGAAATGCGAAAGCTATCATCCAGTGGTTGTTCGACCAGCAGGATGCAGAAAAACTGTATGAGATCAAAGAGAAGAAATCGAAAAGATCATTGACAGCCAATGCGTACTACTGGTCTTTACTCAACCAACTGGCTAGCGTTATGAGAATGGATAACCAAGAATGCCACTTTCTTATGCTTAAACGATATGGGCAGTATGAGGTTGTTAGCATTCGCTCAGATGTGAGCCTACAAGGATTTTTCAAGTATTATGAGGAGATAGGCAAAGGAACGGTAAACGGCAATGAGTTCACGCATTACAAGATTTATAAAGGCAGTTCTCAGATGGATTCTAAGGAGTTTGCTATATTGCTTGATGGCGTAAGAAGCGAATGCGAAGAGGTAGGAATACCGACGCTTACTCCTTCAGAAATTGCACAGCTTAAATTTATAGGGGGTGATTAATTGAGAGATTCAATTATGCCTAATGGCATGTATCAGGCTAACGGCCACACATATTATTACAGCAATCAGCGTTATGAGGGCACACATAGGCATGAGATTTTTTTCGGCACTGCCAACAGGAAAAAATCAATCAAGTATGGTCTTGTCGTATTCATCAGACCTGAAGATCACAACATGTCTGAGTATGGCGTGCATTGCAGAAAAGGGCATGAATTTGATATGTATCTGAAAAAGTTGGGGCAGGAACGAGCGATGGACGAGTATGCATGGACAACAGATGAATTTATCGACATTTTCGGAAAATCTTATCTTTGAGGTGACTTATTTGTACAGAAAGTATCACAACACGAAGACGATTGCTGATGGCATCAAGTTTGATTCAAAGCTTGAAGCTGAACGGTATGCTCAGTTGAAGATTCTGGAACGTGCGGGGGTTATAAGAGGGTTGGAATTACAGCCTTCTTTTGAGCTTATACCATCATTCAAGAAGAATGGCAAGACATGGCGTAGAACCGTGTATAAAGCCGATTTCAGGTACATCTTGTGTGAAGATGATAGTTATATCATCGAAGACGTAAAAGGCTCTACAGCGGTAATTACGGACGTTTTCCGTTTAAAGCAAAAACTATTCGAATATAAATATCCAGACTACACAATCAGCATCGTTACGAGTAAAGACATCAAGAAGTTTCAAAAAGAAACGAAAGTCGGCAAAATGTGTTGACTTAATCATATTATGATGATAGTATTAAAGAGTAGTAAAAATCTACACCACCTATTCAGTAGTTCGCGCCTGCTGAATGGCATGGCATGAAATTGAATAGGTACAGCAGACCGTATAGCATTTAGAGCGCGAAACTAAATGTTATACGGTTTTCTGCTATTAGAAAGGCAATCACATGACAAATTGTAAAGCAGAAAAGAAAGGAAATAAAAACATGAGCAAAGTAAAAGAAGAGAATTATATCAGCATATCTGGTTGGATGGTTACAAGGCTAGGGCTGAAAGGAAACGAGCTTCTTGTGTATGCGATCATATATGGATTTTCACAGGATGATGAGACAAGGTTCACAGGCAGTCTACAATATCTTGCGGATTGGACAAATTCAACAAAGCAAAGCTGCATAAAATGCCTAAAGTCATTGGCTGAAAAAGGATATATCACAAAGTATGAAAAGATCGTGAATGGTGTAAAGTTTTGCGAATATCAAGCAGTTAAACTTAAGTCTATGGTAGTAAACAAAGTTGAACATGGTATTAAACAAAGTTTAACGGGGGGTATTAAACAAAGTTCACCTAATATTCTAGATAATAATACTCTAGATAATAATATAGTTAGTAAGAAAGAAAGAAAGAGCAAGTCGAAATCGTATGATGAACAGATTGCAGGATATACACAAAATGAAGAACTTCAAAATGCATTGAAAGCATTTGTACAGATGAGATCATTTATCAAGAAACCTATGACAGAGTATGCTTTTAAACTCATGTTGAAGAAACTTGATGAACTGGGGAATAACGACACGACAAAGATTGCTATTCTTAATCAGTCAATAACGCATAACTGGCAAGGAATCTTCCCTTTGAAGAATGAATATACAAAGCAGGAGAAACAGCCAGAGAAGAAATACGACCAGAATGGCTACGAATCCGAAGAGGATCTCATGAAAATGTTCTACGGTAAATAATGTTTCAAAAAGAAACAAAATGTGATAAAAAGTATTGCAATCGTTATTATATTATGATATTATAATGTTGTAGAAAGAGAGAGGTACAAAGATATGACATACGAACAAGCAGTTGAAAAAGCATACAGAAATAGGAACTGGTCAGATGGTTACATCGTTGAAAAAGATGGCGATTACGAAGTCGCTTACAATGGCCATGATCTCGAATGCGCAATGGCTAATGGATGGAAATTTGTAGGTTTGAGCAAGTAAGAAAGAACATGAAAATATTAGGAGGAACAGAAAAATGAAAAGCATATACGATATATTTAAGAATGAAAATCCGACGGTGGAAGCGATAAAGCGTATGCTTGCCACTTGTGATGAATCGGAGTATATCAAAGGTAATATGATTTACTGCAAAAAATGCAATGAGCCACGAAGAGAATGGCTGTCGCTGATTGGTGGATATGTTCCAGTGATGTGTTCATGCATGATTGCAGAGCAAAAGAAACAGGACAGACTGGCACGAATTGAAAAATACAGGAACACAGGCTTTCCTGACAGAGGACTTCAGAAATGCCGATTTGATAACGACGATCATAAGTCAAAGAAGGCTAGCGACATGTGTAGGAATTATGCCAAAAAATTTGAAGATTTCAGAAAAGCAGGTAAAGGGCTTATTCTGTTTGGCGGAGTTGGAACAGGCAAGACGTTTCTTGCATCATGCATTGCAAATGAATTGATTGACAATGGTATGCCGTGTCTTGTGACAAATTTTGCACGTATCATCAATACATTGCAGGGAATGTATGAAGGAAAGCAGAAATATCTGGACAGCCTGAACGAGTTTGATCTTCTGGTCATTGATGATCTGGGGATTGAGCGAAACACGGAGTTCGTAAACGAGCTGGTGTATAACATCATTGATGCAAGATACAGAAGCGGAAAGCCGATGATCATTACAACGAATCTTAAATATTCAGATCTGTACCATACAGAAGATACAAGCAAAGCCAGAATCTACAGCCGTATTATTGAAATGTGTCTTCCTGTACTTGTCAGCGGAGAGGATAGAAGAAAGAGCAAGATGCAGGACTCAAGACTGATGGATATATTAAATGGTTAAATGTTTCAAAAAGAAACAAAATGCGATAAAAAGTATTGCAATAGTTACCATATTATGGTATTATAATAATGCAAAGAGGGAAGGGAAATCCCCAAGGAGGAACGTAAAATGTTAAATGCAGAAAAGTATAAGGATGAGTTGTTAAAAGTTATCAACGAGAATGAACAAGATTTTATCGCCTTTGATGACAGAGATAATAGCGTTAAAAATTGTAATACAATGGTATGCAAGGATTGCAAATTTACTAGAACCAAAGCAAAAGCGCTGTGTACACAAACTAAATTGAAGTGGCTTCTGTCTGAATATAAAGAGCCTATCAAGTTAACTAAATTAGAATATGATATTTTGAAACATCTTTCAGACAATACAAAATATTTGTACATTACAAGAGACAGATGCAACGGGCTTTTTCTTTACGGCATGGAGCCAACTAAAGGTGATGGCTATTGGAATGGCAAATATTATGCTGGCATGTCAGCGTTTAATAAATTATTCCAATTCATTCAGTGGGAAGACGAGAAACCCACTTCAATTAAAGAGGTTTTAGAAAATTGTGTTGTTGAGAATATTAAGGAGGAACAATAATATGCCAAATTGGTGCGTTGGAAATTTAAGAGTTCGTGGAACAAAAGAAAATATGACAAAATTCATTCTTGAAGGTTTGCATCCTGTTGGATTTCTTGGTGAAGAACATCCAAAGTTATCGGTAAATGAATATGGTGACATTGATTCAAATGAAACATGTTGGATTGAAAACACAAGAAGGGGATTTGTAAAAGGTGTAGAAGTTTATCTTTCTGAATATGAAAATGATGAAATCTTTGTTGCAGTCTTTGATTCTAAATTTGCATGGGGAATTTCAGCAGATGAACTTCTGAAAACATGTAAAAAATATCATGTTGATATGAAAATACATGGTTTTGAAAAAGAAATGGAATTCAATCAAATCATTGAAATTGTTGATGGAAAAATTCTGAAAGATGAAGAACTTAACTTTGAAGATTATCAATGGGACTGTATCTGTCCAGACATAGGAGGATAAAAATAGATGGAACCACAGGAATTATATAAGATATTCGATACTATTGTGTCGAATTGCTCTTCACTTGAAAATGTATGCGATACATGGGGTGATCAGCACATGCTCACTGTCGCAATGGAAGAAAACGCCGAATTGATACAAGCAATATCTAAAATAAAACGTAATGGATTCGACCCAATCAATGCTTCACATTTAGATGAAGAAACTGCAGATGTATTGATATGTATCTGTGAGTTATTTGTGATGGATTATCTAGATGTCCATGAAATTGCTAAAATCATAGAAAGAAAAGTAGAAAGATCTATACAAAGAACTCAGGACTATGTAAAGAAATTAGAAGAGGAGGCTAAGTATAATGGCAGTTTTTAGTGCAGAAAAGGTTCAGGAAATTGTAGAAGAAAAGGAAGCTGAATATAAGAAGCTAGAAGAAAAATATTCATATTTGAAAGAAGAACTAGAAGATTTAAAGGCTGAATATGAAGATTTAGAAGATAGATGCAAAAGTTATGAAAAAGCAAACAAGTGTTTGCTAGCTATCTGCAACCAAGATGAAGAAAAGATTGAAGATCTTCATAAATTCAATAGAAAACTTGTTAAAAGCAATAAAACAGCTAACAGAGATTTCTTTATTCTTGCAGTAGCCTATGCTTCTACACTGATGCTGATGATTTACTTGTTTATCAGATAAAAAAGGAATGATACAGATGTTTTTATTACACATATTAGAAAACGTATTTTCTATATTTGCTATTACCGTGCTTATTCTTTGTGTTCTTATTGTAATATTAGTAATTGCTATTGCAATATTCGTTATAATGTCGGTAATTGTAAATGGACTTGCAGAAGATAAGGAGAACAATAACTTATGACAATAACAGAGCGTACAATTACGGCATTGATCACTGTATAAGTGCTATTGAAAAAATTTTAAAAAATGCGAGGTGGCTGAAGATGAAACTAAATGAATTATTAACTAACATCAAAGGAAAAATTCCTATCATTCTAAAGATAAATGATCTCGAAATTGATGCTGTGACTTTTCGAGGAACTAAGTCATCTGTATGTTTATCAGAGGAATATACAAAAGGCAAAAAAACATACGGCAATGCAATCGTAACTAACGTTGGTATTGCGGAAGAAGCATCAGAACCTCATATTCTAATTGAGGCAGAAACCACAACGTGGCGATGGACTAAAAAGGAGTGGATTAAATAACATGAATAACTATTTAACAAAAAAAGTAGTCTACTTCACTTATCATCAGTTTTTGAACGAACTGGAAGAATTGAAAAAGAAATATTACGTTATTGGCTACACTGTCAAGTCACAAGAAAATACTGCAGATGTTCAGCTAATCGAAAAATATATATAAAATATAAGTATATCCCTATATTGATATACCAATTAAAAAAACATTAGTTACACGGACTAATCAAAACGTGGCTCATAAGAAAATTCTATTAAATACCTATTTAGATTTTGTTTCTATAATCTCATTTTCAATATAGGGATTCATTGATATTTACGAATGATAAAGGAATGATTTTGAATGAAAAAATTGAATAAAAACAGGGCGTTATGCCTTTTATCAGACATATGTATATTAGTTATTCTATTTTCTATGATAACAACAGGCAATAACTGGAATTCAATAGAAGTTAAAAGATACTTCTGCGGTTCTCTGTTCATGAATATGCTGTTCGTGCAGTATTTTCTTGTTACAGGAGGCAGATAGCATGAAAACTATTAAAGTTTATGAAAAGATGTTGAAAGCAATGCTTGAATTGCTTTATAAAACAAGTGATTGTTTAGCTATAAAAATAGCATTGGCAGACATAAATATGGAAGAATATCCACCTTGCAATATGGGAGAATGTGATGAAGCATTTTGTCCATGTTGCAATGCTAAAAATTTATTCAAATATTTAACAGATCAGTGGGAGTATGGAGAATATGATGATTAAGGTAGATGAAAAGAAATTAGATGCACTATTAGAAAATAAACAAAGTATAAAAGAATGGCTTAAAGAGGAAGATTAATTATATGGATATTATTGGAATATTACTCGTAGCAGTATCAATAGTTTTGATAGCAATCGGATGCTTTTGGAAAGATAACTAAATAAATATAAAAAAATGGCTCGTGAAGTCGTTCGAGGGTGTCAGCACAAAACGCAATACTTATAATATGACTTATAATTTCCCAATACTTTTACTGAAAATCGTTTCTCCTAATACTTAGTGTTGGCATTCTCAAACGACTTCATGAGTTAGATAACTATATATAAATGAGAGGTAAAAAATGGCAAAACTTGTGAAAATGAAGTACAAAACGCTCGGTGGTGATATAAAGGTCAACACGTATAATGCGACAATATCAAAAAAGATTGTGGCTGAATCTGGACTTGATCCTGAAAAAGAAATCACAGTGAAGGCAGAAAACGGAAAAATTATTATCGAGCAAAAAAAATAAAAGAATGGCAAAGAAATATGTGGTAAATTATATGGAAGAAAATGAATTATTACTATTCGACAGAATAGAAATGATAAAAAAGACAATCAAGAAATATGGAGAAGCAAATTTCTATATTTCTTTTTCAGGTGGTAAAGACAGTACAGTATTACATCATTTAATTGATGAAGCGATACCTGATAACAAAATTCCTAGAGTATTCATTAATACAGGGATTGAATACAGTGAAATACGGAAGTTTGTTGAGACATTAAAAGAAAACGATTGTAGATTTGTTATCTTCAATTCAGGAATAAATATAAAAGAAATGCTAAATGAAAAAGGATATCCGTTTAAATCTAAAGAGCATAGTTGCAAGCTATCAATGTTCCAAAAGAAGGGAACGGAAACAAAATCTGTAAGTAAATATATCAACGAAAAGAGTTTTGGATGTCCTAAAATTCTGAAATATCAATTTACAGATGAATTTGATTTAAAGGTTAGCGACAGATGTTGCTACGAATTAAAGAAACATCCAATACAACGATATGAAAAGGAATCAGGAAGAAGCATTTCAATACTTTGCTTAAGAATGAGTGAGGGTGGTCAAAGAGCAAATCACGGAGGATGTGTTGTGTTTAACAACAACCGTGAGTTGAAAAAGTTCAAGCCTTTAAATCCATGTGATGATGATTTTATCGAATGGTACATAGAAAGAAATGAGATTGAATTGTGTAAATTGTATTATCCACCTTACAACTTTAAGAGAACAGGTTGTAAAGGGTGTCCATATTCAATAAATCTTCAAGAACAACTTGAGGTTATGAAGAAATACTTCCCAAACGAGCGTAAGCAATGCGAATTGATTTGGAAACCTGTTTATGACGAGTACAGAAGAATCGGATACAGGTTGAAAAGCCAGCATTATGATTCAGAGCTGTTTCCAGAAGGAGAATCTCAATGAAACTCTATAACATGAATTGTTTGAATTATCTGCAATCAGAACAATTCGTTAAAGACGTGATGGGAGGGCAACCTATTATTGTCACCGACCCTCCATTCAACATTGGGTATCACTATAGAACCTACAAAGACATGATGAAAGAGCAAGATTATTTAGACTTCCTAAATAAAGTGCTCACGATTAATAAAACTCCGTACGTTGTTATTCATTATCCTGAATCACTCTATAAGATTGCATTATTCAACGGTGAGACTCCTTCTAGAGTCTGCTCATGGGTGTATAACTCGAACACTGCTAAACAACACCGTGACGTAGCTTTCTTCGGTGTAGAGCCTAATTTTAAACAGGTGTTACAACCGTATAAGAATCCAACGGATAAACGAATTATGAAACGTATTGCGGAAGGCAAATTAGGATGCAAACTCTATGACTGGTGGAATATCAATCAGGTCAAGAACGTGTCGAAATCAAAAACAAAACACCCTTGTCAAATGCCTGTCGAGGTCATGAAAAATATCGTAGGTGTACTTCCTAAAAACTCCATCATAATCGACCCTTTCATGGGTAGCGGAACAACTGGTGTTGCTTGTAAAGAATTAGGGTATGAGTTTATCGGATGTGAAATTGATACAGAGTATTTCAATATAGCAAAAGAAAGATTGGAGAACATTTCGGTCGAAAAAAATCACGAGTGAAAAAGGGAAAATCATTATCGAGCAAAAAAAATAAAAGAATGGCAAAGAGAACGTGGAACAGATTAAGAAGGAGTATGAAGAAGCATGAATAATTCACATGTATTAACAGAGGTTAAAGACATTCTTGTCAAAGATTTCATTCCAAAGTACAAAACTATCGAACTAATTGAAAGCAGAGAAATATTTCCGTTCGGAAAGCCTATAGGCTTGTTTAAATTTGAAAAAGTAAAAAAAAGACTACGGAGACAGAAAAATTGTTTCTGTTATGGATTTTAATGATACTCACACAACGTCAATAGTTATAGAGGTACTTAAATCATGAGTGGTGGAAGTCATAACTATATAGCAAATGAGATAGACGAAGCATTGTTTGGAAATTGTATAGACAATCGTTACAAAAATGTTTGTGATGAAAAAATCGCGAGAATTGCAAGAAACTTGAATCCGATGTATGACAGAGAACTATCTGAACTCATGGCAGATGTAATGTGTTTGCTACATGGCTTGGAATGGTTCGATTCATGCGATATCGGAGAAGAAAAATATAAAGAGTGTGTGAACAAATTCAAGGCAAAGTGGTTTACGAGAACAGAAAAAGATAGATTGAATAGCTATCTTGAAGATTTGAAAAGCTATTATGAAGAGTTAGTGGAAGAGTTAAAGGAAAAAGAAAATGATTAGCGATGTACATTGAAATTACGATTGAAAAAAAGGTATTAAAACCCTTTTTTTTGGTAATAATTAGAGTATAATTACAGTAGAGAAAGAGGGCAAAAAATGTTAGCAAAGGAGGGCAAAAAATGGTATTTTCCAATAAAACATATGACATTCTAAAGTGGGTGGCACTTGTAGGGACAAACGCATTTTCAGCGTTAATTATCACGCTCGGAAAAATCTGGGGATGGGATTGTGCAGAAGCGATTGCAGGAACTATTTCAGCAATTGGTACTTGCATTGGTGCATGTTTACAGATAAGCTCAGCAAACTACAACAAGGGCGAATAAATGAATCCTGAAACAAGCGTAAGCATAGCATTACTCATTTCTTTGACATCACTTGCATGTACGTTAATAAATACATTTGCAGGTGGAAAAAAACGTCAGGAAGAACAGGCAGAGCGTGAAAAGAATAGGCAGATGGACATCGAAAAAAATTTTGTAAAAATCAACGTGAAACTTGACGAATTCTATGATACGTCAAAGAAAATGATGGCAGAAAATAGTGAAAAGACTGAACAGTTGAAAAATGTATCAGAACAACTCGTCCTTGTAACGGAACGTGTAAAAACACTATATAAATACAAGGATGATCACGAAGCAAGAATCAAGGAACTTGAAGATAAGGTCAAATAAGGAGGAACAAAGCATGTACGGTATTGATATTTCAAAACATAACGGCAATATTAATTTAGAGCCATATAAAGGGCAGTTTGTAATTATCAGGGTTGGATATGGTCACTTTCATCTGGATGAAAAGTTTGAAAGAAACGTGGCTGAATGTAAAAGGTTAGGTATTCCATTTGGGGTTTACCATTATTCATATGCATTAAATGAAGCAGAAGCAGAGGCAGAAGCAAGAGGAGTGCTTAATGCAATTGCAAAATACAAGAATGATATCAAGGTTGGAGTATGGTTTGATATGGAGGATGCAGACGGATATAAAAAGAAGCACGGCTTCAAGTTCTCTAATTCAACAATTGCGCCGATTTGTTTTAAGTTTTGTAAGATGATTGAGGATGCAGGATATTATTCAGGCATTTACACTTCTAGTTCATGGCTTGACTATGTAAAAGGTTTAAATGATAGATTTGATAAATGGGTTGCTAATTGGGGGAAGAATGATGGTACACAGCACACAAACACTTCTCAATATGGAACATTACAGCAGTACACTTCTAAACCATTAGACAAAGATGTAATGTATGCAGACCTTTCAAGATATTCAAGAGGTAACACAACACAACCTCAGCCAAAACCAATTGATCAGATTGCTAATGAAGTAATTGCAGGGCAATGGGGTGATGGAGCTGACAGAAAGAAACGCTTAACCGATGCAGGATATGACTACAATGCTGTTCAGAACGCAGTGAATGCAAAGCTGACAAAGAAATCTAATGAAGAGATTGCACAGGAAGTCATTGCAGGAAAGTGGGGCAATGGTGATGATCGCAGACAGCGCTTAACAAGTGCAGGATATAACTACACAGCAATACAAGCAATTGTTAGTAAGTTAATGAATGCTAACAAAGCAAGCGAAGCAGTATATTACACTGTTAAGAGTGGCGATACATTAAGTAGCATTGCTTCTAAATACGGAACAACATATCAGAAGTTAGCAAAGATCAATGGTATTGCTAATCCAAACAAGATATATACTGGACAGCGTTTAAGAGTGAAGTAATGGCACAAGGCTATTATTCATGTAGTAGATGTGGGAAGATACATCCGAAAGGATATGTCTGTCATGTAGATAAGAAGCACTACAAGTACAGCTACAAAGAATCAAGACTGAGAAGCAAGAGCGCATGGACAGAGAAGAGCAAACAGATTAGAGAAGATGCAAACTATCTATGTGAAGTGTGCAAAGACAAAGGCATATATAACTACAGAAATGTAGAAGTACATCACATAGAGAAGTTGAAAGACAATCCAGACTTATGGTTGGATGATGATAACCTGATATGCTTATGCAAAGACTGTCACAGGTTAGCTGATGCAGGAATGATTGACAAAGAGTATTTGAAGAAGCTAGCAAGGCAGAGAATAGACAGGCTTAAATGATCCCCCCCATGGTAACGGGCATTGTCAGGTGTTACACCAAGATGAAACGCTCATACGCAAGAACACAAAAATAATAAATACTAAGATTTTTTGGAAAA